AAGCTGCGGCTCGCGCTTCAGTTCTACCTGGACACCGAACCACGCGACGCGAAGAAGGCCAGCAGCCGCGCGCACATGGACGTTGAGGAGTTCAAGAAGCATCTCCACTCCCCCGGTGTGCGCGAGTGGCTCAGAAAGCAAGAGGACTTGATTGATGAGAAGGTGGCTGAGTTGCGAGCGCGCGCCCGCGTGCTCACTCAGGACCATCTTGACGCGGCCATTGTGGATTTGCTGGAAAGCAAAACAACGCCGGCAGCAGTGAAGGCTACCGTTATCACGACGGGCTGTCGCAGGTTCGGCATGCTCAAGGATAAGGTGGAGAACACCGGAGCCAACGGCGCGCCGATGGCTTTCCAGTTGATCCGCATCGGAATAAAGAAGAACGGAGACGCAGATGCAGACGGCTCCGCTAGTTAATCCATACATCGAGCTTCAACCTAAGCAGGGAACCATCCTTGATCTTGTCGAGGACGGCCTAGCGACCTGGATCGGCGGCGGCGGCGGCCGCGGCGGCGCAAAGTCCGGGTGCATCCATCGGGTCATGCTTACCCGGCGCCTCCTGCATCCGGGCACCATCGGTGCTATCGTAATGCGCAACTCGGACCAGGTGCGCGACTACCATGAGTTGCCTATCCTGCGCACATGGCCGCAGCTCGAGGCTGGTTACCATAAAGGCGAGCGCACTATCTCTCTGCCGTTTCAGACGGGTCCGGACTCGATTATCAAGTTCACCTATGCCGAGACATTGAAAGACGTTATTCGCCGGTTCCGCTCCGCCAACTACTTCGACATTGCCATTGACCAGGCCGAGCAGTTCACCGAAGAAGAACTCAGGGAAATCAAGCAGGCCGTCCGCTGGCCCGGAGTTCCAGAAGGAACGTGCAAGCTCTGGCTGTTCTTCAATATGGGCGGCGTAGGCATCGACTTCATGCGCAAGAAGTTCCATGACCTTGAGTACAACGAGCGCGAAGATCCAAAGCAGTTTGAGTTTGTCCACTTCTTTCCCTATGACAATGTGGAGTGGTCCCGGCCGGCGCTACAGGCAGACGGCTTAACTGCCGAAGACTACTACTCGTGGCCAGAGTCCAAGCGCATCGAGTATTGCGCTACGCGCTCCCAGTACGGACGCGACCTGATGAGTCAGGACGAGGCGCTGGTCAAGCGCGACTTCTACGGGTCATGGGACGTTCTGGAAGGGGCGTTCTTCGCGCGATCGTTCGACCGCAACGCCACAGTCATTTCGCCAGAGACTTCCGACGAGATCATCAAACCATGGTGGGAGCGGTGGTTTGGGCAGGACTGGGCCCGCGGGCACTTCTGCCCGACATACTGGGTAGCTCATGGCGAGATGTCGCCGGCAGAGGTCAAGAGGCATCTCGAATGGGATGTGCGATTCCCTTTGAGGGTGATTGTCGTCTACCGGGAATATATCGCTGGCGGAGAGACGAACAAGTCAGTTGAGGCTGCCAAGTATGTATCCGGCGAGTTTGATGAGCAAGACGTCGCCGCGCAGATCGTCGAGCGCACTCCCCAACAGGAACGCGCTCGGATGTCGGACTTCTTTCTTTCGCCCGATGCCTTCGGGAAAAAGAGCAGCCAGAACACCATCGCGCAGATCCAGGGAGAGATTCTCAATGAGGCGGGTATGCCATACCCCCGGCAGGCCGACAATGACCGCGCGGGCGGCTGGGCTCTGATGTCGCGGCTGTTTCTGGCGACGAAGCGCAAAGGCCAGCGTAATGACCAGGTGATTCTTATTTCAGCTAACTGCCCTGCGCTCATAAGCTCGATTCCCCTGCTGATGAGAAACCCCAAAGACTTGAGCGATGTTCTCAAGACGGACGAATCGACGGCGCGGATCGAGATGGATACCGCCGACGCAATTCGCTATGCACTCAAGAGCAAGCTGGAACCAGGGAAGAAGCCCAAAGAGGTAGAGGCCGAGGAGAAACTGCGAGCGCTGCAGGAGGCCGGCCTCGATCAGCACTCGCTCAACGTGTACCGGATTCAGTATTCGCAGGAGGTTCGGACGGCGGAAGAGCCGGCGCGCCTGGGCATGGGCGGGTTGGTAGGCGCATGTAGGGTCAACCTCCCCAATCGACTTCCAACTCATCTCTATCAGGTTCTCTCCCTTGCGCAAATAGGCGACCGGACCATTCGGGGTGAAGAAAATCCTGTCCATGCGCAGAGTTGCCGTTATCTCGACGACTTGCCGTGGTCCCCGCAGTTTCTTGATGTCGTTCCAGTCCAGAAACAATGGAATCCTCCTTGGGCGGCACACACGGCCCGCAGTTCATCGAGCAGTGCCCGTCCTCGTAGCAGTCGCCGCAGGGCGGGACTGAGCGGATGCCGAAGTCGTGCATCATCGCTTCTTCTCCATCGGCTCCACGCCGGTCAGCAGTTGGCACAACCGCAGCAGGTGCGTGGGATACTCCCATACGCGCGGGTCGCTTATTGGGAACTGACACCAGAACAGAAGTTGCCGCCAGCCGGTCAGCCGCTCGACGAATTGGCGAACTCGGGTGCGCTTCATCGTTCCGCCTTCCAAAAGGTATTGAGTTTGAACTCCCACAGCAGCCACTTCGCCTCGATGTGAAAGCTCTCGTTGCCGACGATCCAATCGAACTGGACCGCAGGCCACAGGTTGACACTCCACCAGCGGGTGCGACTGTAGGTCTTGCCGAACCAGCAATTCCAGCGTTTGTTCATCCTCTAAACCTCGGCTCCTGCATCAACAACTGAATCATCGGGTCTAAGTTGTCGTAGCCTGTATGAATCAGCAGGATGCTCCCGTTGTTATCCAGAGCCAGTATCATATCGCGCCACGGGACCAACTGCACGATCTTGCCATCCGGCCCCGACGCCTGCACATAGACGATATTTGACTTGGCGTCGCCCAACAGGCATTGCTTGCCCGTCATAACCTTCCACGCCGTTGCTATTCTGCGCTTCCACTTGTTCATCGGCACATCCTCCCTTCTCTACCCTGATACATCCTCAAGAACTCTGGAAACTCCCGATAGCCCATGCCGCGCCGGTAGCACTCTTTAGCGCACTGGAGTTCATCGTTATGCGATAGCAGACCATCCTGAACCTGCCTATCGATCCAGCCGAAGTCTACGCCAGCGAACCGGGCAGCTTCGGCCAGCCACTGCTGCTCATGGAGTGACTCGCGTATCGCCACCTGCTTCTCGGCGAAGTGGAGGCGCGACTTGAGGCCGTGAATCTTGGTCAATATCTGAGGCCGGATCATCTTGCCCCGCTCGATGTCAAGCTCGCGGGCAACGAGTTGCTCATCCCAGCCGCGCTCCACTTCGAGTTGCTCTTTCTTCCAGTTGCGCAACCTGCGGAGTTCGGACCACGGCCACACTCGACGCTCTAACCACCCCACTATGTCCATAAACTCGCCTTCGCCTCCACATCTCTCCAGAGCCCATGCTCTTTGATGTACTCACACTGGGCCACGCCTGTCGGGCCGTTCCGCTGCTTGGCCACAATAAACTCCGCCTTCCGACTGTCCCTCTCGTCGGTTGTCTTCCCAAAATAGCTGTCGCGGTGTGGGAAGATCACGAGATCCGCGTCCTGCTCCACGTCTCCCGATTCCCTCAGATCGCTCAATCTGGGCTTGTTGCCGTCCCGCTTCTCCGTCTCGCGGCTCAACTGGTGCAGGACCATTACCGGCACGTCCAACTGGTCGGCCATGGCCTTGAGTGCCCGCGTCATAAAGCCGATGTCGATGCGCCGGTTGGCGTACTTCTCGCTTCCGGGCGGCGGCTTGACGTGGTTCAATTGGTCGATAATCACCAGGTCAAGATGCCCGGTCTGCGACTTCAGCCGTGCGGCTTTCGACTGCATGCGCTGGACCGTCTGCCCCTTCTGCGCATCGATGTAGAGCGGAGCCTCGACGATCAGACTGAGCGCCTCCTGAGCGTACCGCTTGGCGATCTCGGTCCACCGTCCTTCTCGAATGTCTGTCAGCGTCACAGCGCAACTCTGCGCTACCAGGCGGTGCA